TGACCAATCGGTTACAAGGCAAGGTAGCGCTGATCATCGGCAGCGCCCGCGGCATCGGCAAGGGCATCGCGCTACGCTTTGCCGAGGAAGGCGCAAGGCTGGTGCTCGCCGACACCGAGGCCGATGCCGGGCAAGCCACCGCTGACGAGTTGGGCGTCCCCTTCATCCGCACCGACATCTCGCAAATGAGCGACGCCGAGGCCGCCGTGGCGCTGGCGCTGAAGCAGCATGGCCGCCTCGACATCATCGTGCAGAATGCCGGCATCTATCCCTGGCAACTGATCGAGAATACCAGCGCCGACGACTGGGACCGCGTCATGGCGGTCAATCTGCGCGGCACCTTCAATGCCAGCCGCGCGGCCCTGGTGCCGATGAAGGCGCAAGGCTTTGGCCGCATGCTCTACACCTCCTCCATCACCGGCCCGCATGTCACCAGCCCCGGCCACGGCCACTATTCGGCCAGCAAGGCCGGCATCAACGGCTTCATCCGTGCCGCCGCGCTCGAATTCTCCGGCTACGGCATCACCGTCAACGGTGTCGAGCCCGGCAACATCCTGACCGAAGCCATCGAGCTGCATCGCGGCGCGGCTTACATCAAGAACATGGAGGACTCCATTCCGCTCGGCCGCCTCGGCAGCCCGCGCGACGTCGCCAACGCCTTCCTGTTCCTCGCCTCCGACGATGCCAGCTACATCACCGGCACGACCATCGTCGTCGATGGCGGGCAGTTGCTGCCGGAGGGCAATGATTTTCGACTGTTGCCGCCGTGATTGCAGCATCTACCGAACGACTCGGTTCCGTGTCTTGGCAACAGTTTGAATGGACTAATGGAATGGTGGGCGATGACGGGCTCGAACCGCCGACATCTTCGGTGTAAACGAAGCGCTCTACCAACTGAGCTAATCGCCCGCTCCGGGCCGGACCTTTAAGCGGTCAGGGTCCGCTTCGCAAGGCCAAATGAGCGCAGGATGCCCTGGTTGGATGCCGGTTTTGCCAACAAAACGCCGGCTGTCAAAAAACCTTCTCCTGTTTGCTGTTATGCTGTCCTGTCACGCTTGACACCCGGTGGCGAACCCCTTATCCAGCGCCCCAACGACGAACACGGCTGACACGTGTTCGCCATGCGCGGGTGTAGCTCAGTTGGTTAGAGTGCCGGCCTGTCACGCCGGAGGTCGCGGGTTCGAGCCCCGTCACTCGCGCCATTTATTTCAAGGGGTTAGCTACCGCCCCTTGAAAAGTTTCAACTCTCATTTTCCGGAGAGTTTCAACTTTTTGTATTCATTCCGTTCCTGACCAAGCAGTTTCCTGCCTTCGCGGCGGCTGGCATCGGCGGAACGGACGGCTGCCAGGTTGACCGGCATATAGGTCTTCTGCAGCGCCTTGTTCTCATCGATCGAATTACCCATCTTGGCCGAGATCGCCTCGACCGATGCGCCGCCGGCGTTGGCCTCGACCGCGCCCGAACGCCGCATGTCCATGAGCCGGCGCTTTTCCCCAGCCCCGAACACCAGTTTGCGCAGGTCGGCGAAATCGTCGACGAGCGAGTCCTTGGTGTAGGGCACGCCGGCGCGCGGCCGGCCGCCCTTCGGTCCCGGTTCAAAGCCGCGCGAGCGGAAGATCGGCGCATCGTCGAGCAGCGTGACGCCGAGCGATTCGATGTAGGCCAGCACCAGGCGCTGGGTGCGCGGCGACAGCGTGCCGAAAGCCGCCTCGCCGCTCTTGGTGCGCGCGATGAGAAAACCCCATTCCTGCGCCGTCTGCATCGCCTGCGCCGGGGTCAGCGTGCGCACGTCGACCGGCGAGAAGCTGGTGTCCCACGCGACGGCGATGATGCAGGCGAGGCCGCGGTAGCCGGCGCGCCAGGCGCCCTTGACCATGCGCACCACTTCGCCTTCCGTCCACGTCTGGTGACGCGGCGGCGGCGTCTGGCGGCGGATCGCCTGCGAGGGGTCGGCCTTGGGCGGGCACAGCTTCATTCCGGCCATGACGTTGTAGAGCGACCGCCACGTCTTCATGGCGCGATAGGCGATGTCGACGCCCCTGACGCGCAGCAGGCGGCCATACCAGTCGTCGAGCAGCTCGAGCGTGATGTCGGCCGGCGGCAGGTCGGCGAAGTACGGCTCGATGAACGTCCAGCCACGTTCCCAGTCTTCACGCGTGCGCGGCGGCTTGCGCTTCCAGGCATCCATCTTACGATAGCGGGTAAAGGCGTCGCCGATCGAATCCTTCGGCCAGACATGCAGGCGCGGCGGCTCCCTGCCCTTGCGGAATTCCTGCCAGCGGTCTTCCCATTGCCTGGCAATCGCCCATGCATCCGGCCCATCCGTGCCGCAGGAGATGCATTCGAAGCCCGCCTCGACCATCTTCGGCGTCGGAAGCCAGTAGCCGTACTTGCCCTTGCGGATGACGTAGTGCTTCAGCTTGATCTTAGCCAAGGGTCGCCAGCCTCGCTCTTGCGATTTCGGCGCTAGACTGCGCGCCGGATCCTGATCCGGCAAGGCCAGAGCGCTTGTCCTGCCATGCGTCGATCGCCACCAGGTCGTAATTGCCGGTGATCGGGCAAGCCCGTGGAAAACCCTGATGCTGCAGCGCCGGCAGCAATTCCATGAATTCCGGCAGCGTCAGGTGCAGATAGCGCGCCGCCTTGATCGCCGGCACCAGGCGCGGCTGCACTGGGAAGCGGACGGATGACGGTTGTGGAGCATGAGTCTGTGTCATAGCAGGCTCCCCTGTCTTGGCGCTGCCTTTAACACCGGCACGGCATTGAGGTTGTCACGCCATCTGAAAAAGCCGAGGGCGCCTTTGACGGGGATGAACTCGTCAAGCAGCTCGACGTTGCGCAGAACAAATCCATAGCGACCGAAGAACCACGGGCTGGCGCTTTCAGCGACGCAATCGACTATGTCGACCGTTCCGACGATGCCGCCCCGCGGCAGTTCCTCGAATGCCGGCAGCATCAAGCCCGGCTTGAAAGGGTGCGTCAGACTAATCTCATGGATTGTGGCGAGGCAGTCTTCGTACTCGTCGCGCGTCATGCCCTTGGCGGCATGCAGACAGACACGGCCCCTGATCTTCGTCGGCCAGTCGCGGTTTTCGATATCCTTGCCACAGTGCATCATCGCCCATGGCCATGGCTGGCGGACGGAAATGGCGAGGTCGGGAAGCTCGATCATAGCAGCGCTCCCTGCTTTGGATCAGCGGGCCTTGCGCCGGCACCGAAGCCCTTGGCGCGAAGCTCCGCTATCTGCTCGAGCTTCACCTGGTCGCCTTTCAGCCGGGCGGTGTGCTCGACCGGGCCATATTTATCTGTCTCGATCGCGCCGGCTGCGACGGCCAGAGCACGCTTCGATTGAGCGATGTCGAAATGCTCCCACGTTGCATCCATGCCGGCGACGCCAAGCCCGGCCGGGCGCTGGAACCACTTGCGCTGGACGCCGATGCGGTCCGCCATGGCGAACAGTTCTGCGCGCGTGTCTGCCCACATGTGGCACATGAGAAGACGACCGAATGGATGTTTGGCGTTGTCGACGTAAACGCTCATAGCGCCAGTACCTCCCGCAGTTCGGGCATGGCGTTGTGCTCGACGCCGTCGAGCAACCGGCCGGCGGCTTTCTTGCCGACGTGTTCGACGAATTCGGCGCCAGCCTCGGGATAGAGTTCGTGCGGACGCGGCAGATGCGGGTGCGCGGCTAGACAGCGCCACCCCGATCGCGGGTTCCCGTAAGCAAGCTCTGGCGTCGATGGGCGCCACTCTCCCCACTGCTTGAAGAAAAACGGCACGCCGGCCGCTGCGCACTGCTCGCGGATTGACCGCGCCCAGGCCGGGTGCATTGCGCGGCTCTTATGACCGCTCTCGCCGCCGACTATGATCCAGTGGAGGCGGACGCCGGTGTCTGGCATCTCTTCGTCTGGCCTATGGCCATCGACAAACCAACTCCCGCGCAGCGCGTCGAGGTTAGGGAAGCCATACACCTGCTTGTCGACCGGAGGGCGCATGCGCGTAAAGTCGATTGGCCCAAGCAACGGCTCGGCGGAGACGAAGCGGATTGCTGCCGGCGTCGCCAGCAGATCCGGGATGCGCTCGTCGGCTTCCTGCTGGCGCTCGGCGGAGACGCCAAGCCAGACGTTCGGCAGCGGCATACGCACCGCATGCATTGCAGCATCGAAAACCCCGTCAGGATCCGTGCCGCCCCATAGATGAGCCGCAGCTTTGCCGACGATATCATCGCGGTTTGGAAGACTTCTTATGTATGACCGCATCCGCCTCGCGCGCTTGGTCAGCACCTGGAAGGTGTGATGCGGCGCCAGCGCCATGACGGCGAACACCTTGTCGATCCAGTCGTCGGGAACGTTCTCGTGGAAGAGATCGCCCATGGAGTTGACGAAGATGCGGCGCGGGGCGCGCCAGGCCAGCGGCTCCAAGACGATGTGGTTGGGCGCCATGGCCAGCTTGCCGGTCCAGATGGTGTTGCCGTTCACCTTGCGCGTCGTGCCGTTGTAATGCGGCGCGCCGGTCTGGCCCTTGGCCTGCAGCGCCTTCGTCATCGCCTCGATACGGGCGGCCATGCCCATGGCGTAGCAACGCGTACAGCCGGGCGAGACGATGGTGCAGCCGACGACAGGATTCCACGTCGCGTCGGTCCATTCGATGGCGGATTTGTCAGCCATCTCAATCCACCGTCGCAGCGTCGTTGCGTTCGAGCCATTGGGCTCGATTGTCGCCGAGGCGGCGATCCATTTCGGCTTCGCTCTCCGGGTGCAGATGCAGGTCGTTGACCAGCCGCAGATAGACCTGCGCCCACCAGCTGCGGATTACCTCGTCGGGATGCTTGAAGCCGACAATCTGAACCGCATGCAGGAAGTGCATCTGGAAATGGTGCGGCAACTCGTCGAGTGAGCGCAGATAGTCACCGACGATCTTGTCCATCGGCCCATACCATTCCTTGTATACCGGCCTGACCGTTGCCTCGTAGCTGGGGCCGGTGAACGAGCCGCCGTTGCGTTCGGCAGGGTCGGTCAGCGCCCGGCCGTCCATCGCCGAGAGCAGGACGCATCGGCGAAACCAGCGCAGCATGAACTTGCACGGATGATACTTGCCTATGCCGTCAGGGCCGCGAATAGCGGTGAGCAGCACGGTCTGCTGCATGAAGCTGATGCCTTGCACCCAAGGCTGCGTGACGGACTGGTTCATGAGCGCATTCCCACGTAAATCAGCCCTGCGCCGATGGCGCGGTGCCGGTGATGAAGAGGCCGAACAGCAGGCGCAGCATGCGGGTGTCGCTGCGGTCGGTGCAGTCGTCGCCGCAGCGGCATTCGGGAAAGTTCGGGCAGCGCACGCGGGGCTTCATCAGCGCAGCCCCACGGCGACGCTGACGAAAGCCAGCGCGAAGGTGAAGGCCGATGCCAGCGCGAGGCGTGTGTGCACGTTGGCCAGGGTGGCGCAGGCGCGGTCGAAACCGCCCTGCCCCAGTTCGGCCAGGATCTGCGATGGTTTCTGGCCGGCCATAAGCTGGCGGGAAATCCACGCTTCCATCTCGGCGGACTGGCCGGCCACCGCGATCAGACGTTCGGCGACGGTTTGCATGGCCGTCAGTCCAGCCTGTGGACGGCGCGCGACTTGGCGAGGTCCGCCGCTTCGTGGCCGTGTTCCTCGATCTGGGCGCGGGTGAAGCTGGAATGTTCGGCCAGGCTGTCGGCGGTGACCGCCGTGCCGTTCATGCCCATTTCCAGCATCTTATCGGCCATCAGCTCGACGATGCCTTGGGTGAAGACTGCGGGGGAAGTGGACAGCGAGCCGATGGGCGGTTGCTGGAAGGTGATCATAGGACTATCCTTTCTCGTTGGGGAAAATGCTGTGGGGGGGAACTATGGAGGGCGACACCAAGACTTGCCCGGAGTGCGCGGAAACAGTTCAGCGCGACGCGCGCATCTGCCGGTTCTGCCGGCATGACTTCGCCGGCAACGCGACGCGCGGACCTCCGGATGCGCCGGCAAAGAAGGCGCTCTCGAAATGGTTCATTATTCCGGCTCTCGCCGTGCTGGTGTGGGTTGGCCTGCACAAGGGCGGGAACCAGGCGGAAGCGCCGAAGGTCGCGGGCGCCGACATTTGCAAGGGCTGGAACGGCCAACAGGTTCTGGATCAGGCCAGGGACGCCGGCATCATTCGAGATATCCGGCGTAGCAGTATCGGGGCAATCAACGGTGCGTTTGTCGAAGTGGTCACGGCGCGATGGACGCTGGTCGGTACCAAGATACACGTCGGAATCGCAATGGCGGCCTATTGCCAGGTCGCCGCGGCCGACGGCACCGGCGTGGCCATGGTCAAAGGCAGCCTCGAGGAAGACCTCGGCTCTGTCGTTGACGGCAACTGGATGAGATAGCGACACGCCATGCCTCCATCGCGGGATTGCGAGTGGAGGTGACTATGCACATTGCATAATATCAAGTCAAAGGAAATTATACACAGAGCATAATTCGGCTTAAGCTCTCAATCTGAGTTGCCCCTGGATGCCGCCCTGCTTTTCGATGCGCCGGATAGCCGTCGCCGGGAAATAGGTGAAAATTTCGCCGACCCATGCAAGATGCACATTCTCGATGGCGGGTGCGTTCCACGAGATCAGGTTGACGCCGGTGGTGCCGCGCAGGATCGTCTTGATGAAGCGGCGGCCGTCAGTCGTGCGCACGGCTGCTTCCTCACCAAAGAAGCTTTCGGTCGACCTGCGCTGTTCCCTATAGACAATGATGATCACGCCGTTGCGAAACTGCGGAAGCATCGAATCACCCCGCACTTGCAACGCGATCATGTCGGCTGGCAGGGGGAAAGGAACCTCTATCTGTTCCATGCCCTCTTCCGGGACCTGTTCGAAATCCGGCTCAACCTCAGCGCCGGCGCCGACGTAGCCCATCAGCGGCACCAGCGACGGCATCGCCTCTGGCGCTTCGCCACGGCCGGTCAGAAGCCAGTCGATCGAGACCTTGAACCGACGCGCATATTGCGCTGCGGCCTGGTTGTCGAACGCCCGATTGCCATTTTCGTGCGACGCATAGGTCTGATAGGGGATGCCTAGCGAGGTTGCCGCCTCGCGCACGCTTCGGAAGCCGGCAGCGAGTCGGGAAGCCTTCAGTCTGTCGTGGATTTCTTCAGCCATGATATGCACTCTGAGGAATTTCATTATGCGCAGGGCATTGACAGGTGAGTATGCGTTGCGCATAACTGCGCGCCATGAACATCGCCGCACCGATCACTGGAGAGTCCGTCAAGGCCCTGCGCGCCAGTCGCAAGTGGACGCAGCAGCAGCTGGCGGATGAACTCGGCGTAGACCAGGCCACCGTCTCCCGGATCGAGACAGGTTCCGAGCCGAGCCGCCCTGTGAAGCGTTTGCTCGAGCGGTTGATCGCCAACCCGGCAGCGGAGGACGCGGCATGATTTCAGCGCTCCCGCTTCGCGAGTTGTCTTCGCAGATCAACCGCCAGGTCTCGCGCGGTTTCGCGCGGCAGCACCATGCGCGCGACGATGCGCAGTTCCGGGCCGTCGTAGCCGACGACCGGTACTTCATCGCACCCTGTCAGCCTGACGAACTCTTCGTGCGCATCGACATCGACGCTTGTGCAGAACGTGTCGAAGATGATGGTCGGTTCGGTCAGCTTGCTTCTGTCGGCCATCATCGTGCACCCGAGATTGCGGTGCCAGCATGAGCCAGCGCCTCGCCTCTCCTGCTCTTGCCGATCGTGGCGCACGGCTTGCCGGTGTCGGCTTCACCGAACGCCTCGTGCCGCGCCAGGCTGGCGCCGTCGACTATGAATTCCCCGCTGCGTTGGCCTCCCAAGCCGCAGCCGCGCCGTCCGGCTCCTCCCTGGGCGGCGCCCCCTTTGCCCATTTCACTGAATCCTCCTGCGCACTGCGTGCTTCGGAGGACGGGTCCTCCTGTCCGGCTAGCGTTCGTGCCGGCCAGGACAGCGCGCCGGCAGTTGATGCCTCTTCGGCCGGCGCGCCTGATCTTTCCAGCAACGCGATCCTGCTGCCCGACCATGTGATGGTGCTGGTGCGCGCGGTCGCCGCCTACGAGCGCTGCACGAACGCGCGCGCCGTCGCCCTGGCGCTGACCGAATACGCCACGATGATCGGCGCCGGGGTGTTGGCCCGTGCGGTGGCCGATCTGGATGACGATCTCGCCGGCGCGCATGCGCGCCGGGCGGCAAACCGATTTCGAGGTGGCGGACCATGAGTGCATCTGCTTGCGGGCCTCCGTGAACTGACGCCCGCACACTGAATCAAACCCCTTCCTGCCTGCACGGAATCTTTTCGCAAGAAAAATTCCTTGACGGCTTTGCTTTGTCCGGAAGCTGCCATGTCCAAGCTCGACCCTGCCCTTTTCCTGACCACGGCCGAAGATCGCATTCGGATCAAGGCGCGCACCGAGCAGCTGATCAAGCTCGCCGGCGGACCTGGCGTCTTCCAGCACGTCGCGGGCGTGCCGACCGACATGCTGTCGAAATACGGCTCCCGCTCGGAGCCGAACTTCATCAACGCCGCCGTCATCGTGGCACTCGATCGGCAGCTCGGCGCGCCGATGATGCTGGAAGAGCTGGCCAACATGCTCGGCTACACGCTCGTGCCGCTTGAACCGGAACCGCCGGCAGCCGTCGGGGTCGATGACCTGGCCGACGTGCACAAGGAAACCAGCGAGGCGGTGACATCGCTCGCGGCAGTCGTCGCCGGGCGTTCCGACATCGCCGCGGCAAAGCGGGCGGCGGTTCGCGAGATCGACGAAGGCATCAGCTCGCTCTACCGGGCGCGCCGGAAGGTGGCAGCGTGATGGCCAGCCTTGCCCGCCGTGACCCCGAAGAGCGCGCCGACAGCTTTTACCGGTTCTCGGTGAAGTGCGACCGGTTGACGAACCTCAAGATCGAAGCCGCCGCGCGCAAGGCGGGGGTCAGCTCTACGACCTTCGTGCAGCGGCACTTCGAAGCGATCGTTGACGAGCCGCCGGATGACACCGGCTTTTGCGCCGATGCGTTCGCCCGCCAGCACGGCGTTTCGAGCCAGGCCGCAAAGCTGTGGAACGTCATGCGCAGGGAAGCCAATGCCGCAGGCGTGGTGAGCGGCGGCCTGCGCGAGTTCGCCAGCGCCGCCAGGATCAGTGCCGGGCATGGCAGCGACTACATGGCCGAGCTGATCGACACCGGCCTAGTCACAACCGTGGTGCGACCGGCGTCGCGCAACCCCGGGTCCTATCGCATGGCGAAGGTGTCCTGATGTTCGACCGCCGCGCCCACATCGCAGAGCGTATCAACGCCGCCATCGATATCCGCGATGGCGGTTTCAGCACGCCGTGCTGGTTCTGGACTATGGGCGACAGCGGCACCGGTCGCGGCGGCGGCTATCCTCGCATGAAGCTGAACGACCGCACGGTCGCCGCTCACATAGTCAGCTTCACCAATGAATTCGGCTATGTGCCGCGCAACAAGCAGATCGACCACAAGTGCCACAACCGGCGCTGCGTCAATCCGGATCATCTGGAGATGGTCAGTCACATCGAAAACCAGAAACGGCGTGACGCCGCCAACGGCGTGGTGCGGCGGAAGCGCAGGCGGCGGAAGGCGGTGAAGAAATGAAGGCCCTCCCTGGGAAAATCCAAGTCGTCGACATGGCCACGGGTGAGGTGACCGAAGATCGGGAGGCCTCTTGTGGCCTCATGCCTCCCGCGTTGGACGCGTGTCATGTGTGCGGCCATCGTCCAGCGCACGGTTCAGACGAGCCGCACAACGCGCAAAGCCTCTACTACCAGTATGCGTTCTATGCCGATAACGGCCGCTGGCCGACCTGGCGAGACGCGATCGCGCACTGCTCGACGCCTGTTCGCGAGGGGTGGGAAGCGGAGCTTCGCAGGCGTGGCGTGTGGCCTGCCGAAGAGGTGGCCAAGTGAGCGACCTTCTAGCGCACCCGCTGGCCGAACTGTTTCCGATGCTGTCGGAGCAGGAAATGCACGAGATGGCCGACGACATCGTCACCTATGGCCAGCGCGAGCCGATCGTGCTGCTGGACGGCAAGATACTGGACGGGCGCAACCGCTATGCCGCGTGCGTTTTCGCCGAGGTCGAGCCGGTCTTGGTCGACTATGACGGCGATGATCCGCTCGGCTTCGTGCTGTCGCTGAACTTGCACCGCCGGCATCTGTCGGAGAGCCAACGCGCCATGGTGGCGGCGCGGCTGGTCGACTGGGATATCGGCATCAACCAGAGCACCGCCGGGTCAGCAAATTTGCCGACCCGGGAGGCAGCTAGACGGCTGTCGATTTCGGAACGCGCGGTGATCGCCGCCAAGCGCATTCGAGACCATGGTGCGGCCGAACTGATTGAGGCCATCCGCGACGGCCGGGTTTCCGTGCACGCCGGCGAGGCGCTGTCCGACCTGGCTGTCGAGGCGCAGCGTGAGGTGCTGGCGCGCGAGGAAAAGCACATCGTGGCGCGGGCGAAAGAGATCCGTGCCGAGCGGCAGAAGCTGCGCCACGCCGTGCGGCTGACGCATATGGACATGGTGCGGGCCAACGGCCGAGCCACGGCGCCGGGCAAGCTCAAGCGCACCTATCCGGTCGGCTATCTCGATTGTCCGTGGAAATATGGTGTCCGCTCGGAAGTGACGGGGCGCGAAAAGAGCGCCGAAAACCACTATCCGACGATGACGACCGACGAGATCATCGATCTGTTGAAACAGCTCGATCCGTTCAGCGAAAACGCCGTCATCTATTGCTGGGCGACCAACCCGATGCTGCTCGACGGGTTGCGGGTGCTGGCCGAGCTCGGCTTCACCTATGTGCATCACTGGATCTGGGACAAGGAAGTTGCCGGCACCGGCTATTGGGGCCGCGACCGTCACGAAATCCTGCTCATCGGCCGCCGCGGCGATGTCGCCGCGCCCTTGCCTGGCTCGCAGCCGGAGACGGTGCACCGCGAGCGCAAGACAAAGCATTCCGCCAAGCCGGATTTCTTCGCCGAGACGATCGAGCGGCTTTTCCCCGGAGTGGCCAAGATCGAACTGTTCTGCCGCGCGCCACGGCCGGGCTGGGATCATTGGGGCTTTGAGGTTGGAGATTTGCCGGAAGCGGCAGCCGAGAAGGTGGGCGGGGTTGCCAGTGCCTGCAGCGCCTTAGTCATGCGGAGAGAACTGGACGTGAACGCCAGCGAGAATGGCGTGACAGCCGGAGAGACGGGTAGCGACACCTGCGAGCGAGCAGCCGCCGAAAGTGGTGCGACAGCCGGAGAGACGGCACCTGTTTCCAAACGAGGGCGCCCGCGCAAGGCGGTGCCGGCATGACCGAATTTACGAAACATCTCGCCTTCGCCCGCGCCGACGCGCTTGAGCTGCGTAGCTTGCTCAAGCGGACTGAGGATATCCCGCCGGATCAAATGGCTGCTCACCTGGCGGCCCTGCGCGTTCAGCACGCGATGATTGGCCGTGATCTGGACAGGCTCCAGAAGGCGGTGCCCGCCTTCGCCAAGGCTACGGAGGGCAGGCCGGCATGACGATCCGTTACATGAACGTGCCTCTGGCGCCCGACTGGATGAAGATTGCGAAACGCTTCTTCGCCAGGATGATCACTGAGGGGGCGATCGATGCCGGACGGGAGAAACTGACAGGCTTCGAATGGGGCGTGTTCGCGCTCGAAGGAACGGGGCAGCGGTCAAAGCCGGTCGGCATGGCGATCTACTACCAGCCGGAAGGCCATGACCTGGTCTGGCTCGATCTGCTCTATGTCGAGCCGTCGCATCGTGGCCTCGGCATCGCCACGGCCCTGATCGAGCGCACGTCCGCAGCGGCTGCGACGATGGGCGCGGGGCGACTGGATTTCGGCGCGCTCTGTCACAACACCCGGATGTTCGCCCTGGCCGAGAAATGCGGCTTTGCCCAGATTGCGGTGCAGTTCGGGCGCGACATCAAGGCGGTGCCGGCATGAACGCGCTCGCCTCCGACGATCCCTACCTGACCTTCCTGCGCGGCAAGATGCAGCTGGCGAAAGCCGACGGCTTCGATGTAGCACTCGACGACATCAACCCGGCCGGTGCCCCGCATTGCCGGGCGATCGTGCGCTGGGCGCTGAAGGGCGGCAGCCGCGGCATCTTCGCGTCGTTCGGGCTGCACAAGACGTTCATGCAGATCGAGCTGATGCGCCTGATCGGCAAGTTCGCGCCCGGGCTGCGATTGATCGTCATTCCGTTGGGGGTGCGGCATGAGTTCTTCGCCGAGGCGGCGGAGCGGTTCCAGGGTGAATTCGGCGTCACGCTGAAATTCATCCGCAGCGATGCCGAGGTCGACAGCGCCGACACGATCTACCTGACCAATTATGAAAGCGTGCTGGCCGGCAAGATCGACGCGTCGCGCTTCGTTGCCGCCAGCCTGGACGAGGCGGCGGTGCTGCGCGGCTATGGCACCAAGACGTTCCAGACATTCCTGCCGCTGTTCAAGGCGGTGCGCTTCAAGTTCGTCGCCACGGCGACGCCGTCGCCGAACCGGACCAAGGAACTGATTCACTATGCCGGCTTCCTCGGCATCATGGACACCGGCCAGGCGCTGACGCGGTTCTTCCAGCGCAATTCGGAGACGGCCGGCGACCTGACGCTGTTCCCGCACAAGGAAGATGAGTTCTGGCTGTGGGTGCACAGCTGGGCGGTGTTCCTGCAATCGCCGTCGGATCTCGGCTTTCCCGACGACGGCTATGTGCTGCCGGCGGTGACGGTGAACTGGCACGAGGTGCCGATCGACCATTCGACGGCCGGTTACGACCGCGATGGGCAAGGCCTGCTGATCCGCAACACGGCGCTCGGCGTGGTGCAGGCCAGTGCCGCCAAGCGCGACAGCCTGGCAGCCCGCATCGACAAGATGAGCGCGCTGCTTGCCGAGGATCCTGCTTCGCACGCCCTGCTGTGGCACGACCTCGAGGATGAGCGGCGGGCGATCGAGGCGGTGGTGCCGGGCGTGCGCTCGATCTATGGCACGCAGGGGCTGGACCCGAACGAACAGAACGCCATCGGCTTCAAGGACGGCAAGTTCAAATACCTGGCCACCAAGCCGGAAATGTCGGGGGCCGGCAACAATTTCCAGAAACACTGCCACTGGGCGATCTTCGTCGGCGTCGGCTTCAAGTTCCATGACTTCATCCAGGCGGTGCACCGCATCGTGCGCTTCGGCCAGCTGCAGGAATGCCGCATCGACATCATCTTCTCGGAAGCCGAGCGCGAGGTGCGCCGCAACTTGGAAGGCAAATGGGCCGAGCATGAGCGGCTGATGGCGCGCATGGCGGAGATCATCCTCCGCTATGGACTCGACGGCCTGCCGCTCGACGACGTGCTATCACGCTCGATCGGCGTCGCTAGACGTGAAGAGCGCGGCGACATGTTCGTCATCGCCCACAATGATGCGGTGCTGGAGGCGCGCCAGACGGCAAGCGCCAGCGTCGGCGAGATCGTCACCTCGATCCCGTTCGCCAACCACTACGAATACACGGCGAGCTACAACGACTACGGCCACACCGACGACAACGACCATTTCTGGGCGCAGATGGACTTTTTGACGCCGGAGCTGCTGCGCATCCTGCAGCCCGGCCGGCTGGCCTGTATCCATGTCAAGGACCGGGTGCTGTTCGGCTCGGTGACCGGTGAAGGCGTGCCCACCGTGTCGCCGTTCCACGCCGAGGCGATCTTCCACTATCTGAAGCACGGCTTTCAGTACATCGGCATGATCACCATCGCCACCGACGTGGTGAAGGAGAACAACCAGACCTACCGGCTGACCTATTCCGAGATGATGAAGGACGCCACCAAGATGGGCGTCGGCTGTCCGGAATATGTGCTGCTGTTTCGCCGGCCGCAGAGCGACCTGTCGCGCGGCTATGCCGACCAGCCGGTGGCGCATGCAAAACCGCTGGTGGTTGCGGCCGATGGCCAGCACGAGCGCTGGAGCGATGGCGACCGCCGGCCGCAGGTGCCCGACAGCGGCTACACGCTGGCGCGCTGGCAGCTCGACGCGCACGCCTTCTGGCCGTCGTCAGGCGACCGGCTGCTGACCACCGATGAGCTTGTACGGCTCGGGCCGAAGCCGCTGCGGACGCTGTTCCAAAAAGTCTCGGAAGAGGCGATCTACGATTTCGAGATGCATGTGAAGCTGGGCGAGGAACTGGCCGCGCGCGACAGCCTGTCGAAGACCTACATGACGCTCGATCCGCCTTCGAAGCATCCGGCAATCTGGACGGACGTGGTGCGCATGCTGACGCTGAACGGGCAGCAGGCGTTCCGCAACCTGGAAAAGCATGTCTGCCCGCTGCAGTTCGACATCGTCGACCGGCTGATCGACCGCTACTCCAATCCCGGCGACATCGTCTACGACCCGTTCGGCGGGCTGATGACCGTGCCCTATCGCGCCATCCTGAAGGGCCGGCGCGGGCAGGCCTCCGAACTTTCCGACACCTATTTTCGCGACGGCACGCGCTACTGCCGCGAGGCGGAAGCCAAGCGCGCCGTGCCGACCATGTTCGACATGCTGGGCATTGATGAGATCGACCAGGCCGTCGAGGCGAAGGGCAAGCAGAAATATCGCGAGGCCGTGGCGGAAACGATCGCCGAGGCGCGAACCACCAACCGGCGCACGTTGCGGGCACTGCGTGATCGGTTGCTCACCCTGTCCGATGACGACCTTGCACGCGAATGGAACGGGTTCGACGACGGCTTGCTCTACGCCTACGGCGAGGATGGCGATGAGCTTGTGATCGGTGGCAATGTTGCGGAGGCGGCGGAGTGACCTTCCTTGGCTGCGAAACGATCTATGGCACCGACGGCGAGTATTCGACGCCGTACATGACCCGTCTATGGTTTGGCCGGCTGCGCCTGCACATCTTCCATCGTGGCGATGCCGATCCCAATCCTCATGACCATCCGTGGGATTTCTGGACGTTCCCGCTGACCAGCTACGTCGAGGAGTTCACGCTCCCGATACTCGAAAGTGATCGCGATCATGCCGAGTTGCCAATGGTGGCCCTCAAGATGGGATGGGCTACCAAGCGAAGGCTGGTTCGCGCGTTTCGCATCCACCACCGCAATGCCAGATACCTGCACAGGGTTCTGGGGCGCTTCTCAGGAGAATGGTGGCACGACTGGCCCGGGCGGGTGCGTGGAGCCCCGCCTCTGCCGTGTTTCGATGGGCGCAAGATCATCACCATCGTCTGGACTGGGCGACCATCACGAAAGTGGGGATTTTTCCGCTACCGTGACGGTACCTGGTGTTGGACGCCGTGGCGGGAATACATCTTTGGCGGCGGAAAGCACGCACCGTGCGAGCCGCCCCAATACGATCCCGATAAGAATTCAGCAGGTTGTTATGCAGCCGCGATCGAGGCGAAGCGGCTCCGAGGAGATGCACATTATCCCGAGCCGAAAGAGCGCGCACCGGATCCTGAGACCGAACGCCAGTTGAAGGAGCTGAAGCGTGCGCTTGACCGCAAGCTGCGGGAGGCCGGCAATGGCTGACCCGTTCGACCGCGACCGCTTCGCCGCAACCGTGCGCCGCCGTCTTGACGGCGTCTCTGTCCGCCAAGCTGTGGACGCCTTCCCTGCGCTCAACGTCGCCATGATCACACGGGCCAAGCAGAGCCGCTCAAACCTGACGGTGGGCAGCTTCCTGACCCTTTGCAAGGCGCTTCGACTGCGACCGATGGATTTCTATCTCGCCGATGTGAAACGCCGCCGTGTGACGCGGAAAACACTGCTTAGTCAACCTGTTACAGCATGCGTTCCATGTGAAACGCGGCATGAAGGCGATGCGCGATGACTGGTTCTTGGAAGGCCGAACAAGACCGCCAGTCGCAGGAATTGGCGGAGATCATCAATCGGGAGGATGGATGGATGACCGATTTCATGCTCCCGATCCTGCGCGAGTTGCACGATGCCGATGGTGATCGCGCGCGCGCCGACACCCTGCTCCGCATGCCCGATTCCGTGATCCTCAAATATCACGAGGTCATCGCAGCCGCCTGTCGCCGGGCTGGGTTCGAAGCCGGCTGGAACTTCGTCGCATTGCGGCTTTCGCTTGGTCTCGCCGTGCGCGATGCCGCAGGCATGCCGCCCGCTGATCTCGCCGCCAGTGCCGAACTGTTCCGCGCCGGCCTGGCTGAATTCGCGGGAGGTGCTTCATGACCGCGCTCGGCAGACAAGTCGATCCCCTTGCCCGCGCGCTGGCGCCCGTGGTGCGCGAAATGCTGATGGCGGAGGTCGAGCGAATAGCGGCTGCGATCCCGGCAGCAAAGCCGAGGACAATCAGCAAGGCCGATGACGACATCATGGAGGCGTGTCGCCAGGTTGCCGGCGCGGCCGACCGTTTGGCGCAGGCGAAGTTCGGTGCAGGCGAGATCGCCGCTCGTAAATCGCTGGAACGGGCGGCGAAGGTCTTGGGCCGCGCCATGCGCAAACACGGGCGCATGCCATGAACGCCGCCGTTCTCTCGCCCAACGCGACAAAGCTGCTCGCCATCCGCGAGTCACTCGCGGCCATCGCGCCGGCCGATTGGACGCGCGTGCATGGCGAGGCCGGAGCCTTCGTAGAGGCGCGCGGCGAGATGGGCGAATTGCTGGTGCTGCTGCGCTTCGATGCCGCGACGGTCGACGAGATCGACTTCGTCTGCAATGCGCCGGACACCGTGGCCTTCCTGCTGCGGCTGCTCGACGATGCGTTCGGCAAGATCCGTGACTTAAGGGGCGAGCCGGCGCCACGCCGCCAGATCGAGCAGCGCGGCGAACCGGCGGCGAGCGACGTGAAAAACTTCGCCGCCGAGTGCGGCATGAAGTGCCAGGAGCCGGCGTTCAAGGTGTTCCTGCATGAGCGGCATGGGCTGGAAAAGCCACTGACCGACGAGCGCGTGGCGCAAAAGGTGCGCAGCCTGCTCGGCGTGCAATCGCGAAAAGAACTCAACAATGGCGGGGCGGCAAGCGAAGCGTGGAAAGCGCTGCGCGCCAGCTTCGCCGCATGGCTGAAGGCGGAACGATGAACGCACCCTTTTCACTCGACAACCGGATGACGGTCGTTCTCTCCGCCGGCATGGGCGGTGGCTGCGATGGGCTGGTGCGGCATGCCTTTGCGGAGGCTGCGGAATGAGCGAAGTCCTCTTCTACGTCGGACTACACCAGCCATCCGATGGTCAGCATTTCGGCCGCGCTTGTATCAGCTGGCGGCGGTTGCTCGGCCGCAAAAAGCCGCTCGGTTGCGGCGAGGTGCTGATCGATAGCGGTGCTTTTACCGAGGTGGTTAAGCATGGCGGCTATCGCAGCAGCGTGGCCGAATACGCCGCCGCACTGCGCCGTCTTCATGCCGATGGCGTCGCCACCATCGTTGGCGCCGTGGCGCAGGATTACATGTGCGAGCCGATTGCGCTGGAAAGCACCGGCCTGACCATAATCGAACACCAGAAGCTGACCATCGAGCGCTACGACTTACTGGTCGCGGAAGATTTGCCGTTTCCGATCCTGCCGGTCCTGCAGGGCTATGCGCCCGAGGACTATGTCCGGCACATCGAGATGTATGGCGACCGGCTGAAACCCGACATGTGGGTCGGTGTCGGCTCGGTGTGCAAGCGCAATGGCGACCCGGCACGCATCGTCGAGGTGCTGAGCGCCATCCATGCCGCGCGGGCCGATCTGCGGCTGCATGGCTTCGGCATCAAGCTCACCGCGCTCAGCCATCCCGGCGTCAGAGCCCTGCTCTACAGCGCCGACAGCATGGCCTGGAGCGATGCGGCGCGCAAACAAGGCCGTAATGCCAATTCCTGGACCGAAGCAGCTCGCTACTGTGATGCTGTCGGAATTGCCATCGCGCTACCTCCTGCCCCTTGGCAGATGCCGTTGCCGCTGTCCAATCGGAGGGCGGCATGAGCGAGGAAGCCACCATCCGGCGCGGCGTCCGCAATGCCCGCTACACCACGGTGCCGAACCACGTGTTCGAAGATGTGCGCCTCTCCATGGAGGCGCGCTGGCTGCTGGGCTATCTCCTGTCGAAGCCGGACAACTGGACCGTCATTCTCGGCGACATCGCCAGGCGCGGCGGCTGCGGGCGCGACAAGGCGCGCAAGATCGTCAACGAGTTGGTCAAGCACGGCTATGCCGACAAGGAACAGGAGCGCGAAGACGGGCGATTCGGCAAGCTTTCGCTGGTCATCTTCGACGAGCCGCGCGAGCTTCGCGACAGTGCCGCCGGCGAAGGTGTTGCATCTTTGCCGCAGACTGAAAACCCGTCGACGGTGATGCCGTCGACGGTGAATCCAACACTAGTAAATACTGATGGTTTAGCAAAACCTGACAGTAGTTTTGAGAGAGAGCGCGAGCGCGAGGATCGACGAAGATCAGAGGCGCTTTTCTACAAATCGTTCAAGGGATGGGACCGTTTCGACGTCTCGCCCAAGCCGCCGATGCTGGCCGAGTGGTTCAAGCTTTCCGCCGCCGACCAAGCCGAGTGCGCACCGTGCGTGCCGCTGTTCCTGGCCGAGTGCCGCAAGGCCGGCGTCAAGCAGGCCTGCGCCGTGGCCACCTTCATCAAGGACCGCATGTGGGTGCCGTTCCTGCCGCGTCTGGCCGCAGCGACGGCGCCGGCGCAAGAAGCCACCGCGGCACCCTTCGGCAAGCTGTGGCAGGCAGCCCGGATGAAGCAACTGCTGACCGGGCCGAAAGCCGCCATGCCGCCAATGACGCGGTTCCAGCAGGACGCAATTGCGGCCGGCACCATGGACGGCGAAGCGCTGCAGCTGGAGCGTCAGGCCAAGCACGGATGGCCAGCGGTGAACGCCATGCACGACCGTGCCCGCTTCGGCGGTGGCGTGACGGTGGCGGCAACGCTGCAGCCCTTGGCCGAGATGATGGAGCAGGTCCGTGTCGGCACCGATCGCTGGACGGAGTGGGAGGTCGAGCACCATCGGCGCGGCTGGCCCTGGCTGCCTGCACCGGGACACGTCGAATGGGTGTGGATGCCGGCTGGCGGGCCGGCAGGATTGGAAACGTTTGAACAAGCGGTGCGAGGAAACCATGATGCGGGCGGACGTGAAGCGGCTGAGTGATGCGGAAGTGATCAATCTCGACCGCTGCTATGCCGAATCGGACAGGCAGCAGGGCATGAGCCGAAGGGCACAAGCGCTGCTGGCGGGAGCCGGCGAATCAGGACCGGTGCGCTGCTGGTACGTTCTTCGCGTTTCGGTTGGTCATGAAAATGCTGTGGATGAAGCTCTGCGGAAACTCTTCGTGGAAACGTGGTTGCCGGTCGACAGCACACAGCCCAAGCGCCGCGGAGGTCGTTCCAAGGCCAAGCGGGAAGAACAGGACAACCCTGCTTTGCCCGGTTATCTGATGATCTACGTCTCGGACACCGACCGTGTTCTGATCGGCATCAAGGCAGTGGATGAGGTTGTCGACATCGTCGGCGGATGGATGCAGCCAAAGCCTGTTTCGGAAAGCGATATCAATGGCTTTCGTGCTTTCCTCAAGCTCTCAGAGCGTGAGCGCCGCAAGCTTGCAGCCGAGGAGATGAAGAGGCGCAAGCCTATAGCCGAAGGTGATCGAGTGACGGTGACCGATGGCGCATTGGCTGGTCGCAAAGGCACGGTATCGCGGGAGGCTAATGACGCCTCCCTCTGGGTCGACATAATGCTGTTCGGCGGCACCGTGTCGGCGATGATCCCCCTTGCGAATCTCAGCAAGACAGAATAGCGAGTCCGTCCTAGGACGATCCGAACCGTGAAGCACATTCGCTTCCGAGGCTGTGTTCGCACCCATCCCAGTGAGGATGAGGGAAGCGCCAGGCGGACCCAGGTGAAGCGAGCAGCTTCACCGCAATGGAAAAGATTCCAGACAATGAGCAGCAACACAGCGCCTTGGCGGCGCTGGTATAAGACCGCACGCTGGCAGCAGGTGCGGCAGCGCATCCTGCTTCGCGACATGTACACCTGCCGCAAGACAGGCGTGCTGCTGATCGGCAAGCACCCTGCCCCGAACAGCCCAGTCATCCACCACGACAAGGAACATCGTGGCGACGAGGTGCTGTTCTGGGATGAAGACAACCTGATAGCCGTGTCCAAGGAATGGCACGACAGCGAAGCGCAGAAGGCCGAGCAGGTCAGCCTGCAACATCGAGGCGTCTGGTACTGACCATCGCCGACCAACCGGGGGGGCGGGTCGAAAGTCCGGAAGCCCCTCCCCGCCGGACCCGCGTCCCCCACATTCGGAGATTTTTTTCTGATGGAGCCGAATTTTGACCTGTTCGGTCAGCCGGTTCGTGAGGGCTTCGGTAACCGCGGCCGTCCGCCGTATGAGCCGACCGAAAAAGATCGCAACAAAGTCAAGCTGTTGATGGCGCTGGGCTGGGTCAACATCCGGATCGCCAACGCTCTTGGCATCTCGCCGGCGACGTTGAAGCGGTATTTTAGAGCCGACATGAAAGAGCGCGACGCAATGCGCGATCGGCTCGATGCCAGGCGGTTTGAGATCGCCCTCGAGCAAGCCAATGCCGGCAACGTCACGGCCTTGCGTGAACTCGGCGCCATGATCGACCGCAACGACCGCATGACGATCGAGGCTTCCATGGGCAAGGGCAGCGACCAGCCGGCGGCATCGAAAGACAAGGTTGGCAAGAAGATGATCGACGAGCAGCGCGCCCATGCCGCAGACGCCGATCTGATGGCCGAGCTCGAAAGCGAAGCAGCCGCGCAAAATGCTCGCCATTGAGGCGTTGCCGCGGTTCGCCTGTCCAGATTGGTGGGAGCGTATCAAGGCCGGACAGACGCCAATGGCCGATGTCCCGCTCAACCAGGAGAAGGCGGCCAAGGCGCTGGCTTTCTTCAACAGGCTGAAGCTGCCAGACGTGCCCGGCAATCCGCCGCTGTCTGAGGCCTGTGGCGAATGGTTCCGCGATATCCTGTGCGCCTTCCTGGCGAGCGAGGATCCGGACACCAAGCAGCGCCTGGTCTGGGAACTGCTTTGCATGGTTCCCAAGAAGAATTCGAAGACGACCTATGTCGCCGCCCTCGGCCTGACCGCGCTGTTCATGGAGGAAGCGCCGAACCGACAGATGCTGATCGTCGCGCCCAGCCAGAACATCTCGGAACGGTGTTTCGACCAGGCGCAGGGCATGATCAGGCTCGATCCTCGGCTCGATGCCATCTTCAAGGTGCAGGATCACCTGAAATGCATCGAGCGCCGCAAGACCGGCACGAAGCTCGACGTCAAATCCTTCGACACCTCGATCGTCACCGGCGAAATACCGATCCTGACGATCATCGACGAGGTGCACGAGCTGGGCAAGAAAGCGAAGGCCGCGGCGGTCATGCAGCAGATCAGGGGCGGCGGCATCACCATGCAGGGTGGCCAACTGCTGATGATCACGACACAGTCGGACGAACAGCCGGCCGGTATCTGGAAGACGGAACTCGACAAGGCGCGCAAGATACGCGACGGCAGGGGCGGCCAGGCGCCGATCATGCTGCCGGTCCTATACGAGTTTCCTCCCGAGCAGCAGCGCGACCAGACGTTCTGGCGCGATCGCAAACACTGGAAATACCTGCTGCCGAACATCGGCCGCTCGATCAGCCCGCAGCGCCTGATCGAGGACTACGAGAACAACGGCTCGGCGACAGCCGAGACGGAACAGATCTGGGCCAGCCAGCATCTCAATATCGAGATCGGCGTCGGCATCGCCGGCGACGGCTGGCGCGGTGCCGAATATTGGGAAGAATGCGCCGACGAGACGCTGACGCTGGAAGAGCTGATTCGGCGCTCTGAAGTGGCCGTGGTCGGCGCCGATGGCGGCGGTCTCGACGATCTGTTCGGCGTCTGCGTCATCGGTCGCGAGAAGGTGACGCGACGCTGGCTGGTCTGGACCCATGCATTCGCGCATCCGAAGGTGCTTGAAATCCGTAAGGAGATTGCGCCGCGGCTGCTCGGCTTCGTCGAGGAAGGCTCGCTCACGCTGTGCGAGGTTTCGGCCTATGTGGCGAAAATCGCGGCGATTGCCGAACGACTGCTCGATGCCGGCCTGCTGCCTGAAAAGAACGCGGTCGGCTTCGATCCTAACAACATCGCCGCCTTCGTCGACGCGCTGGCCTTGAAGGAAATCACAGGGCTGATGCTGCACCGGCTGCGCCAGGGTCCGGCATTGTCTCCGGCCTTGTGGGGCCTGGAGCACAAGTTGAGCGACAATTCGATTAGCCATGACGGCTCGGCCATGATGGCCTGGTCGGTCGGAAATGTGAAAATCGAAGTCAAGGGCAACGGCAACATGGCAACCAAACAGGCTGCCGGCCGGACCAAGATCGATCCCGTCATCGCCATGCTTTGCGCGGCGATCCTGATGAGCTGGAACCCGGAGGCAAAGCCACGTGTCGATCTTGCTTCATGGCTCTCACAACCGGCCGCGGTGATGTAGATGGCGATCTGGAAATGGCTCACCGGCCGGTTGAACGTCACCTCCGATCTGGACAAGTGGCGTATGATGTGGGGCTTCGACCACGATTCCGGCCAGAACGTGACGCCGGACAGCGCCATGAAGCTGTCGACATGGTGGGCGGCGAAGCGGCTGATCTCGGAGACGATTTCCACCTTGCCCGCCGGCGTCTTCGCGACAGCATCGAATGATCAGCGCACGGCGCGAAAGGACCATCGGCTCTACGAGATCCTTCAGATCACGCCGAATGCCGATCAGACGGCGGTGGAGTTCTGGGAAGGGCGTATCGCCCCGCTTTGCGACTTCGGCAATTCGTATGCCGAGAAAAAATTCATCGGTGACAGGCTGGTGGCCCTGCAGCCGATGAAGGCCGAAAACACCACACCGCTGCGCGATTCGTCGGACCGGCTGTTCTATAGGTTCAATGACCGCGGCAAGAACGAAGACCTGCCGAAAGACAAGGTCTTCCACATCAAGGGATTCGCACCCAACGACGAGGACGAGGGGCTTTCGCCCGTCGCCTATGCCGCTCGTTCGCTTGGCGCAGCCATCTCGGCGGAACGGGCGTCCGCCCGGCTGTTTTCCAAGGGCCTTCGCAACAGCGGGTTCTGGAAGCCGCCGGTCACGATGGACAAGGATCAACGCCAGCAGTTCATGGACAATTACGTCAAGCCTTTCGAGGGCCACGAAGGCCAGGGCTCGGGCATCATCATGCCGCCGGGCTTCGATTGGCAGTCGCTCAACATCACGCCTCGCGATGCCGAACTGATCATGGCGCGCGGCTTCTCCGTGGAAGATGTCTGCCGCTGGATGGGTGTGCCGCCAATTCTCGTCGGCCATGCCTCGGAAGGCCAGACGATGTGGGGTTCCGGCGTCGAACAGATCATCCTCGGCTGGCTGATCCTTGGTCTGCGGGCCTACCTAAAGCGCATCGAATCAGCCGTAAACACGCGCCTGGTCACGCCGACCGACAGGGCCGCCGGCATCTATTTCGAATTCAACTTCGAGGGGCTCCTCCGCGCCGACAGCGCCGGCCGTGCCGCGCTGATGTCGTCGCTGGCGCAGAACGGACTGCGCACCCGGGACGAGTTGCGAAAGCTCGACAATCTGGCGCCCAAGCCGGGCGGCGACGTTCTCACCGTCCAGTCCGCCCTGGTGCCTCTTGACCAGATCGGAAAGCAGCAAAGTGACGCGAACTCGGTGCGCAATGCGCTGCGTGCCTGGCTGATCGAAGAGCGCGAGGAAAGGAAAGCGGCATGACCGTTCGTGACCTGCCGGCGATGCCGGCCATATCCATGCGCTCCGGTCTTGGATCTGAAATTTGCCCGTCGGCGCTTGGTCGCTGGCAGGCCGACATCCGTGCAGCATCCGACGATACCACCGAGAACACGATTTCGATCCTCGGCGTCATCGGCGCCGACTTCTTCGGCGATGGCGTTACGGCTCGCCGCATCGCCGGCGCGCTGCGCGCCATTGGCGATCGTGAGGTCGTGGTCAACATCAATTCGCCCGGCGGCGATTTCATGGAAGGCCTCGCCATCTACAACCTGCTGCGAGATCACAAGCAGAAGGTGACCGTCAAGGTTCTAGGCATGGCCGCATCGGCGGCCTCGATCATCAGTATGGCGGGCGACCGCATCGAGGTTCCCCGCGCCGGGTTCCTGATGATCCACAATACCTGGGTAATGGCGGTCGGCGATCGCAACGACTTGCATGACATTGCCGATGTCCTTCAATCCTTCGATAAGGCGTCCGCGGACGTCTACGCCGCCCGCTCTGGTATGGACGCCAAGGACATTGCCAAGATGATGGACAAGGAAACCTGGCTTGCCGGCTCTGACGCCGTCGACAAGGGATTTGCCGATGCGTTCCTGCCGGCCGACCAGGTCGCCAAGGACGCCAAGGCCAGCCTTGAACTCGGCGCCAGCGCAGCCGCTCGCCGGGTCGAATTGGCACTTGCCAAGGCCGGCCTGCCACAGGCCGAACGCAAGCGCCTGATTTCCGAACTGAAGACCGGCACACGTGACGTTGCCGATGACACCACACGTGACGTTGGTGAAGCCGAAATGCGCCAGGCGATGAACGTCCTGTCGCGCATAGACATCAACCCCTAGGAGAAATCCAATGAATAAGACCTATACGCTCCTGGCGATTGCCGGGCTGCTCACCCTTGCCGTGATCGCCGTAGCCTTCGGCCTTGGACCGGACATCCTGACCACACATCATTCGAGCGGCTTGCTGATCGCCGAGGGTGCGGCGGCAGTATCGGCGCAGGACTTCAAGGCCCTCACCGACAAACTCGCGGAGGTCACCACCAAGTTCAACCAGAAGTCGGACGAATTGTCCAAAAAGGCCGAAGAGGCCCTGGCCGAGGTCAAGAACAAGGGCGAACTTCTGACCGCCACCAAGTCCGATGTCGACAAGCTTCTTATCGAGCAGACGTCTCTCAAGGGAGCCTTGAACGAAGCCCAGGCGCGCCTCACGGCGGCAGAGCAGGAAATCGTTCGCCGCCCGGGCGACAAGACGTCCGCTCACAAGACCATCGGCGCCCAGTTGGTCGCCGATCAGAAGACGAAGGATTTCGCCGCACAGGGGTCCTCGGCGCGCGGCAAGCACCGCTTCTCGGTCAATGCCGCAATCACCAGCGTCGACTATCCGGTCGGCGACAATCCCGGCATCGTCCAGCCGCAGATCCTGCCCGGCATTCAGGTGGCGCCCAAGCAGCGCTTGTTTGTGCGTGACCTGATCCCTGTCGGCCAGACCCAGAGCCCGGCTATTTTCTGGGTTCAGCAAACCGGCTTCACCAATGCGGCGCGTGTCGTGTCGGAAGGCACGAAGAAGCCGGAATCGACGATCGCCTACGACAGCAAGATGACGCCTGTCTCGACGATCGCCCACATCTTCAAGGCATCGAAGCAGATCCTGGCCGACTTCAAGCAGTTGCAGTCAGACGTCGACCGCGAAATGCGCTATGGCCTGAAATATGTCGAGGAAGAGGAAATCCTCTTCGGCGACGGTACTGGCGTCCATCTGCACGGCATCATCCCGCAGGCGGAGGCATTCGCGCCGGCGTTCACCGTGCCGCATCACAACCGGATCGACGACATCCGGCTGGCCATGCTGCAGGCGCAACTGGCGCGGCTGCCGGCAACCGGCATCGTGATGCATTTCATGGATTGGGCGGCAACCGAGCTGACCAAGGACGAAAACGGCCAGTACGTGTTCGCCAATCCGCTTCGCTTGGCCGGTTCGACGCTGTGGGGCCTCCCTGTCGTACCGACCGAGATTGCCGATTTCGAGGGCAATTTCCTCACCGGCGCCTTTGCCGGCGGCGCGCAGCTCTACGATCGCGAGGAGATGGGTGTCGAGATCGCGACCGAGAACAATGACGACTTCGAAAAGAACATGCTCACCATGCGCTGCGAAGAGCGCGTGGCTCTCGCCGTGTTCCGCCCCGAAGCCTTCATCTACGGCGGATTCACCTCGGCGACTTGATCGGGTCGGGCCAATCGATCCGGGCGGCGACAGACGCCGCCCGGCCATTCAAGGGAGATGAAGATGTCTGATGTTTCCGGTACCGCATTGCGGCCCTGGCTCGGCCAGGAGGGCCGTGTGAAAAAAGGCGCGCGGTTCGGCAAGGATGGCGATTTTCCGGCCATTGCCCACCGCCGCGCGAAGGTTCTCTACGAGGGTGGTCTTTTCCTCCCGGATGCGGAGGCGGCCGGCAAGGCATCCTCGCGCCCTTCTGGTTCCCGGACTGGCACCGGCAAACAGCCGTCATCGTCGCCAGCGGACCATCAGCATCCCAAGTCCCGCTCGAAATCGCCAGAGGTCGGGCAAGACTGATCGCCATCAACAATTCGTGGCAGTTGGCACCATGGGCCGACGTTCTTTATGCCCACGATCTGGCGTGGTGGAACGCCGCATCCGGTGCAAGCCAATTTGCCGGATTGAAGATCAGTCAGGATCCGGTGGCGGCGTCGCAGTGGGGTCTCCGCCGCGTGGCTCTTGAACGAGGCTCTGACCGTTTGCAACTGGATCGGCCAGGGACCATCGGGTCCGGTGGCAACAGCGGATTTCAGGCATTGAACCTGGCCGTCCAGTTCGGTGCGCGCAAGGTGATCCTGGTCGGCTACGACATGCGCATCGATCTGGGCGTGCATTGGCATGGAAAACATCCGCGCCTGATGAACAATCCGTCGACCAAGAATGTCGAACGCTGGCGCCGGTGCCTCGACAATGCGGCCGAGATGCTCGCGCACCTTGGCATAGCGGTGATCAACTGCAGCCCTGTTTCCACCCTTTCACGGTTTCCGAAGATGAGCCTCGAGGAGGCGCTTGCATGTTGATGCGGCTTTCACAGCCTGACGGCCTTTTCGTCTCAGTCGACGACGTGAAGGCACATGTCATCGTCGATACGACTGACGATGACGAACTGATCAAGGCCTACATCCGCGCTGCAACACGCCTTGCCGAGGATCGCATGGGCAGGATCCTGCTGCCAACGGAGTTCGAGTACCGCGTCGATAGATGGTGTGGGCCGATTGCCATTCCCGCTGCGCCGATTCGCGACGTGACTGAAGTCTTCTATCTCGATGAAAACCATGTCGAGCAGACGCTTGCGCCGGGCGACTGGTATTATGTCGTCACAGCCGAAGGCGCGACCCTCCGTTTCACCGATGCCTTTTCGTCACCGGCCCTGTCGAACCGCCCGCAGGCCGTGCGCTTGCGCTTCATGGCCGGCTTTGACGATCCTGACGTAACTGGTTCCGGCGACGATCCCGATCTCAAGCAGGACCCGGTGGATCGGCTCATCGTCATGATCCTGGTCGCCAATTGGTATCAATCGCGCGAGCCGGTTGCGATCGGCGCTGTCGTCGCGGAAATCCCATTTTCGGCGAACAGCCTGATCGAGATGCGGAAAATATACCGATGATGCCCCTCCTCGTCCGCGGCATGCACGGTCTGGGTGACAATCTCCACCAGCGCGCCGTGATCCGGCAATTGATGCGCGGCCATGAAGTCTATCTCGAAAGCTCGTGGGTCGCGCCATATCACGACCTGATCGCCGATGGGCTGAAAGTCATCCACAAGGCGACGGTGTTGCGCACGCAGGCCAAGAACGCCAGCCGCGAAGCCGGAAGATTCCATCGCGGCGGGTTGCCGCGCTTCCGCCGTGCCGTGCAGGTCAGCTATTCGCCTGACCAGGTCCGCTCGCAGGGGTCTGTTCTGGCAGCGATGTGCCGGGTGACCGGAACGGACTATGCGACGGCGGATTTTCGGCTGCCGATTCCAGATGCTTGGATGAAGCAGGTTCGTCAGCTGCTCGACACATGGCGGCCGCAAAAACCGATCCTCATCTATCGCCCATTGAACGAGCGCACCGAGTGGAGCGGTTGCCAGGCACGCAATCCCGATCACGATGCCTATCGCGACCTGCTCGCAACGATTCGCGACGACTTCTTCGTCGTGTCGGTCGCCGACCTGGTGTCGGGTAAGGAATGGATGGCCGGCCACCCGATCAAGGCCGACGTCGAATTCCACCGTGGTGAGTTGGACTTCGAAACCATCGCCGCCCTGACCTCGGTCGCCGCGCTCGTCGTCACCTCGCCGGGCTTTGCGGCGATCCTCGCGCAGGCGGTCGGAACGCCGGCCACCGTCATCTTCGGCGGCTACGAGAACTCTTCATCCTTTGCCGGCGGGGCCCGATATTCGCCTTACCTCGGCATCGATCCGATCAACCCCTGTCAGTGTTTCAGCCACAGCCATGCTTGCCAGAAAACCATCGACATTCCAGCCGCAACGACCCGTCTACGAGCCTTCGCTGCTCAAGCTGCCGGCCGTTCCGCAGGCTGACCTTGACGTCCATCCGATCGACTGGAGCGGGCTAAACGCCCGTTTCATGAACCCCGGCGAACTAGAGGTGCTCGTAGCGCTCGCGCGATCGGTTGCGCCCAAGGTCGCCATCGAGTTCGGCGTGAATGAAGGGCGCACTGCCAAGGCATTGCTGCGCAACGTTGTGACGATCGAGCGCTATGTCGGCATCGACGTGCCGCAAGGCTACGTCACCGACAAGATTGTGCAGCGGCGTGAGGTTCCACAGCAGCCGGCGCACCTGGCGTTGGACGATTCGCGCTTCCGGCTCCTGATCGCGCGCCATGGTTCGCACGATCTCCTGATCGACGATCTTCCGGAATGCGACTTCGCCTTCATCGACGGCGATCATGGCGCGAGGGGCGTCATGCAGGATCAGTTCCTTGCGCTTAACCGTGTCCGCAAGGGCGGGATGATCGTTTATCACGATTACCATGCTCGCGGGACGGTCGACGTGCAGGCTGTGCTTGAGGAACTCCATAAAAGCGGACGGCGACTAATCCAGCATGTCGAGGGGACGTGGCTGGCTTTCATGAGGGTCTGACCATGTGGGTTCGCTTCACTGGTGACTTCGACTGGAAGCCAACGCCGGCCGTGACAATCGCCTATCGTGATGGGATGTCGGTTTCTGTCACTACACGATGCGGAGCTGCGGCGATCGATGCCGGCAAAGCTGTGCGGCTACGCAAGCGCGGTAAGTTCTCTGATCCAGAGGTGTCAGATGAAAACGACAACCGGCCAGCTTAGGGAAAACATCGCATTCGACAGCCGCGGCCCGTACTCCGGTCCGGATGACGGCAATACCGAAGGACCGTTCGAAGAGCGATTCATCGTGTCTGCCCGGCGTCAATATCTTCGCGGCACTGAGACGGTTATGGCGGCGCGTCTGGAAGGACGCCAGCCTGTCCTGCTCACGGTCAGGGCCAACTCGTTGAGCAAGCAAATCACCACAGACTGGCAAGCCAGGGATGTGCGATCCGGTGCTTGGGTCGGCACTAAGTGGACGGGCATCACCTACGCCATCAAGGCGATCAATCCGACTGAGGATCGCGCATGGATCGACATCTTGGTGGAGAGCGGGGTGGCGTCATGACCTCAATCCTCCGGCTCGCCAAGTTGCAGCGCAAATTGACAGCATTACCTAAAGTCGCCCGCGACATGATCCGTGCGGCGATGGAGAAACAGGCCGACATCATCGTCGCCATGATGAAATCGCTGGTGCCTGTCGACCGCGGCGAACTGCGCGATAGCATCGGCTGGACCTGGGGCAAGGCACCGAAGGGCAGCTACGTCGTCGCGGTGGTCAAAGCATCACTAGGCGGAGATCTGACGCTGACGATCTTCGCCGGCAACGAGGTTGCCTATTACGCCCGGTGGCAGGAGCACGGAACGCAGGAGATGCCGGCGCAGCCGTATTTCTTCGTTTCGTGGCGGGCAAACAAGAAAGGATCGTCTCGGGCGATCCGCGCGGCAGTGAATAAGGCAGCAAAGCAGGTGGCGGCATCATGATTGACGCTTCCTACGAATTGCAGATCGCCATTGTTGCTAGGCTGAAAGGCTTCGCCGACTTGGTCTCGCTGATCGCTGATCGCGTCTATGACGAGGTGCCGCGCGACAAGGCAACAAAACAAGTCACGGCTGATTTCCCATACGTCGCCTTCGATGGCGATCAGGTGCTGCCGAACGATTTCGACTGCATACCGGGATCCGAAATCTACTTCGATATGAGCGCCTGGTCGCGCGCGGTCGGATCGGCCGAGGTCAAGAAAATCGCCAACGCGGTCAGGCTGGCGCTGCACGAGTACGAACTACCGCTGACCGAAAATGCGCTGCTGTCGTTCGAATTGTACAAGCGCGACGTCGTCCGAGATCCGGACGGCAAAACCAGCCGCGCTCGGCTCACGTTCCGGGCCGTTGTCGAGCACGACTAGCCCAGCCTCACCTCACCCCTGAGAAACCCGCTCCGGCGGGCGCTATTGCTGCCATCAAAGGAGACATCAAATGGCTGACGCAACCACCCTCAAAGGCGGCAAGTTCCGAGTTCTTCTCGGTGACGGCGCCTCCCCGATCGTCTACACCGCGCCGTGCGGCTTTCTTTCCAAGTCGATGACGCTGACCAAGGCTCTGGAGGAATTCAGCCTCCCGGATTGTGTCGACCCCGACAAGGTGGCTTGGCTCGGACGCGACGCCACCAGCCTATCGGTGACGATCAGTGGCGAAGGCATTCTCGCCAACGAATCCGTTGAGACGTGGCTCGATGCCTGGGAGAACCCCGACAGCATCCCGGTGAAAGTGGAGATGGAATTCCCTGCGAAAACCATCACGTGGACCGGTTTCATGCATGTCGGAACCGTGACCATGGGTAACCCGTCCAAGAACGGTCGGGTGACCAACAACGTCGAGATGTCGAGCGACGGTGAGCTGGTTCGCGTGGTGACCCCGTAAATGAGCCGCGACGCCAGGGTGACGCTGGACTTCGCGGATGGGACCTATCCCTTCCGCGTCGGCTGGGGCGAATTCGCCGAGCTTCAGGAAAAGACCGATGCCGGTCCGTTCGTGGTGCTCGGTCGTCTCATGGATCGAACCTGCAGAACCACCGACATTTCGAACGTGATACGGCTGGGTCTGATTGGCGGCGGCATGGAGCCAGCGAAGGCTCTGACGCTGGTTCGATCCTATGTCGAGGACCGCCCGCCGGCGGAAAACCTGCCGATCGCGCAGGCCATATTGATGGCGGCGTGCATGGGCGCTCCCGACGAGGCAGGCGAGCCTAAAAAAAAAAGCCAAGAGGATGAGGGCGTCACCCTAGACGATCTGCCAAACGGGAAGGTCCGCTTTGAAGTCCTATACGGCTACGGCCAAGTCATGGGCTATTCACCGCAACAGGTGAACGGCATGAGCATCTGGCAATTCCATGCGGTCGTCGAGGGCTTCCGGAAGTCGCAATCAGGGTCAGACAGGCAGCTTTCCGAGGCCGACAAGGACGCGTTGTGGGACTGGCTGACCGCGGACGCCGCACCTATCATCGGGCTTCAGCCGAAGGTGCCGTTCAACCCAGTGGCGCTGTTGCCGGTCGAGCGGCTATTTTCCGTCGCCTAATGCCTCAAGGTCAGCTTTGTCTTCAAGCAAAAGGTTCTCGCAATCCTTTAGATTGATGGACGCGTCGAGCGTGACCTTTCCGGCCTGGAGGTCGCGATCGAGGTTGGTGACATCGCGAACCGTGAACCGGCCACTTGGTCCATATAGGTCCAGCAGTTGGACTTGGCGGAGGGCCATATTTTTCGCTGTCCTATACGTGCTCCCGTGTCCACGGCAAGCGTAGTGCAGCTTCATCGAGTGAAGGTAAGCGCCCATCCATCGGTCAGCCTGCTGCGGCGTCAGCGTTGATGTCAGACCGGCAATCACGAGCAAGGTAGAAAACATGCGATCCTCCCAAGAAGCTGGCCACTTCTATGCCAGCAACTGACCTCGAAAAGCTGGTTGTCCAGCTTTCGGCCGATTTCAAGGCCTTCGAAAAGGGCCTCGCCCGCGCGAACGGGATCAGCAATTCGCAATTTAATGCTATCGAACGGCGCGCCCGTCAATTTGACAGCCGTCTGAACAGCATCGGGAAGAGCGCTGCCCAAGGTCTTCTGGCGCCGCTGTCCGGCATCGGCACTGCACTTGGCGTTAGGGAGATTGCTCAATATGCGGACGCATGGACGGCGGCAGGGAACAAGATCCGCGCCGCAGCAACATCGGCTGGCGTCTCGGCACGATCGCTCAATGAACTGAAGGCCGGGGCCAACGACGCGCGCACCGATCTCGAGACTTACGTCGACCTTTACGCGAAGCTTATCCGCTCGGCGTCTGGTGTTGCCAAGTCAGAGCAGGAGATCGCCGATGTCACGAACATCGTGTCCAAGGCCTTCAAGGCTGGTGGAGCGTCGGCGAACGAGCAAGCGGCCGGCATTCTACAGCTTGGTCAGGCGCTGGGTTCCGGCGTTCTGCAGGGTGACGAGCTGCGGTCTCTGCGTGAGAACGCACCGATCTTAGCGCAAGCGATTGCCACAGAGTTCAAGACGACAGTCGGCGGGCTGAAGGCTCTTGGCGCGGAAGGTAAGATCACTTCGGACCGGATTTTCCATGCGATCCTAGCTGCACAGAAGCCGATCGAGGCGCAGTTCAAGGTCACGAACGCGACGATCGCCGACGCCATCGGCCAGGTGAACAATGAATTCCTAGCCTATATCGGAAACGCGGATGCTTCCGCCGGCGCCAGCCGAGACCTTGTTGCCGCGCTTCAATATCTCGCCACAAACTTCAAGGGCGTTGCCGACGTCGTTGTCGAGCTCGCGACAATCATTATTGGAGCTTTGACGGGTCGCGCGATCCTCGGGATGGTGGCTGGGCTTGGCAACGCGGTCGTTGCCTTGGGAGCCTTCCTCACCGCCATGCGCGCCGGAACACTCGTTGCAGGCACATTCACGGCCGCTCTCGGCCCCCTTGGTCTCGTTGCCGGCGCCGCCGCCGCTGCGCTGTTCCTACTTTATGAAAGCCAGGGCAGCGCAAAAGGCTCGGCCTCAAACCTAAATGACGCGATCGCCACCAATGAGAGAGCGCTGAAGGGCGCGACCGACGCGACCTATGACCAGATCACTGCATTGCGGCAACTGATAGCCACCCAGGCGGAAGCCGCCCATGCTTCGGAGCAGGCGGCGCAGGCAGACTTTGACGCCGCCGTTCAAAGGAACAATACGTTCAAGCAGTACACGGGCATGGAGTTCACACCGTTCAAATACGACATCGCTGACGCCGAACAACGCCTTAATGTCTTCGGCGCTGCTGCCGACAAGCTTGACGCCCAGGTTGCCAAAATAAACAAGATCGCGGCCGGCAAGCCCAACGGCTTCGGAAACGGAAGCGGCGCCACGCCGACGCCGACGAAAGGCAGCACCCGCAAAACAGCAGACGACCGTTTCGACGAAGACATTCAGTCCGTGAAGGACCGAACCGCCGCACTGCTTGAAGAACAGAGCGCTCTAGGTCTCACGTTCAAAGAACAGGAAAAGCGCAAAGTCGCGTTGGACCTCGAACAAGAGGCCCTGAAGCAGGTCCGTGAGGAGGCTCGCCGCAAGGGAGACCAGGACTGGCAAAATGCGAAATTGTCGCCTAGCCAAATCAAGGCGATTGACGACGTCTCCGAAGCCTATGCTGACCAAGCCGATAAACTCCGCAAGGCGCAGGAAGCTCAAGACCTACAGAGGGACGTTCTAAAGGGAGTGTTCGGCGATCTGCGCTCGGCGCTCGATGACGGAAAGCTCGGTTGGGACGATCTGGCCAATGTTGCCCTAAATGCCTTGGACAAGATCATCGACAAGATCGAGGAAGATTTGATTGATGCAATCCTGCAGGCGAACAGCGCCAGCGGCGGCAGCGGCGGCTTGCTCGGCGGCCTTCTGGGCGCCATCGGCCTTGGTGGCGGCGGGGGAAGTGATCCTGGCATCATCTCCGCCCTCGGTCTTCGAGCCAAGGGAGGGCCGGTTACCGCTGGGAAGCCCTACATCGTTGGAGAGAAGCGACCTGAGCTGTTTGTGCCCCACCAGTCGGGCACCATCCTTCCAAGCGTTCCGAAGCTGCCGTCGATTGCTGGCGCAGGCGTCAGCCAAGCAATCAGTCTTAGCTTTGCGCCTGTCATCCAGATGCAGGACGGCGGTCAGGGCGATTCGGGCGAGCAGGTGACGGCCGCGCTGAAGAAATTCGAAAAGGAATTCACCCCGCGTGTGGTGAAGGCCATCCGTGAGGCCAAGACGACGGGGCTGATGCGATGACGGCGATTGCCCTGCCCGCCGTCGGCTTCCAGCATGCCTATCCGCAGCTGGTGGAATCGGTCTCGGTTTCGCGCTCCGGCACGCGCGCCATGGCGTTCGTCGAGTATGCCGACAGCTACTGGACCATCCAGATGCGCACCAAGCCGCTGAAGGCTTCGGAACGGCTCCTGGTCGAAGCGTTCAAGGATGCCAGCCGCGGCGGCTTGCAAACGGTGCTCTACACGCCCAAGCACATGTGCATCCCGCGTGCCTATTGGGGCAATGCCGGTGCCGCCGCGCTGGCCAATCCCGGCGCCCTGGCCTCGATCACCGGCAACTCGCTGCTCATCAACAGCGTCGAAAATGGCCTGACGCTCGGCGCCGGCGATCTGATCTCGGCGACGACAGGCGACTACAATGCGCTGTTTCGCGTCCAGACCGGCGGCGTCGCCGCTGGCAACGCGATCACCGTCACCGTCGAGCCGGCCGTGCCGGCCTACATCACGGCCGGCGCCGTCATCACGTTCAAGAACCCGGTCGCCAACATGCGCGTCATGCCGGGGTCGTTCTCGATCCCCGACGAGCCGAAGCCGGTTGCGACCTTTACCCTTGTCGAGATCCCGAAATGAGCTTTCCGACCCGCCTGCAGACCGTCCTGTCCGAAGGCAGAGCCGTCATCCGCTCGGGCATCAAGATCGCCTGCACGACCGGCACGTACGGCTTCTGGAACGGCAAGGGCAACATCATCGTCGACGGCCTGGTCTACTGGCCGAATTCGCTGATCAGCGTCTCCGAGCCAGTCTATGGCCTCGGCACTGCCGCATCGACCTTCACTGTCGAACTGGTCGCCAAGCGCGATTCCGGCCTGACGCCCGACAAGCTGCTGCTGATCGAGGATGAAGGCTACAAGGATGCGCCGGTGACGGTGTTCGACTTCTACTTCGATCCCGATGACCGCTCGTTTTTGCATGCAGAGCCCGGCGCTTACGGCTTCATCGATACGGTCGACCATTCCCGTGACAATGGCGAAAAGAAGCTGATTGCCAATGTGCGCTCCGGCGCCATCGCCAACCATCGCGACGGCTATCGCACCGCCAGCCATCAGGATCAGCAGCTCGTTTCGCCCGGCGACCGCATCTTCGAATTTGCCAGCACCGTGCGGCACGAGTTCTTCGACATCACCTTCGACTGAGGCAATCCTGATCATGCTCAAGCTCACCCGGTTGCCCGACTGGGACCGCCGCCTTGCGCGTCTGGTCAACCAGCACAAGTCGACACCCGGCGTGTGGGGCGTGTCCGACTGCCTGCTGACCGTCGCCGATGCCGTCGAGGCGATCACCGGCACAGATCCTGCCGCCGACATCCGTGGCAAATACAAGACCGAAGCCGGCGCTGCGAGGATCCTGCGCAAGCGCGGCTTCGGCGATGTCGAGATGGCGTTGGCCAGCCTGTTCCCGCCCGTCGGCCGGCTGATGGCGCAGCGCGGCGATATCGGCGTTGTCGAGCGCAACGGCGTGCTCTGCGCAGGCTTCATCACCGATCTCGGCTTTGCGGTGAAAACAGAGTCCGGTCTGTCTTTCGTCTCGCAGATGACCATCAAATCCGCATTCAAGGTCGGCTGACAGCATGCCGTTCCTGATCCCGATCATCGCGCCGCTTGCCAGCGCGGTCGGCCTTGGCGGCTTCGCTTCCTGGCTCGGCGGCTCGACCATCCTTGCCGGCCTCGCCCGCTTCGGCATCGGTCTTGCGGCGAAGTATGCCCTCGGCGCGATCTTCGGCCAACAGGAACCGCAGGCGCAGGCCGTCCAGCTCGATACGGTCTATGGCGAGGATCTTGCGCGCACGGTCGGCCTCGGCGTCTATGGCACCGCCGGCCAGAAGCTTTACCGCAATGCCTATGGCTCGGGAAACCGGTCCATTCAAGACGTCTACAAGCTTTCCGACTTCCGCATCACCGGCGTCACCCGCGTGCGTGCCGAAGGCGAATGGCGCTCGCTCGGCGGCGTCGAGGATCCGGTCAAGGGTTTCCGCGTCCAGGGCATAGACGGGGAAATCTGGGTCAAGGTCTATCTCGGCACCATGGATCAGGTGGCCGATGC